GATTGTTATACGCAACTCCAAACGCCAACCATGCAGACCCTGATAGTAGATATAATGCATATAGTAATACTAATGATTTTAAGTCGGCTGCTGTAATATCTGATGCTAATCTTAGATTTGGAGATGCAGTAGATCCAACTACAGATATTTCTGCTTACTTTTTTTGGGCTAATGTGTCAGGGGGCATAAATGAAGTTCAGACAGGAAGTTTTGATATGGAAACAATTAAATTAACCGATGCTGCATGTTTTCAAAATACACACAATGCTTCTACCGCTATAGATAATAGTGGGGCTTTTACTTTTTGGACTATAGGGGAGGCGGGATATTATGAGATTGATGTAAGTGCGTTTTCGTTTGGGATGGATGGAGGTAATTGGTCAATCTCAGCAACCTATAGCCTTCTTGATAATATAGCTAGTCTAGACCCAGGTCTAGGATTTCAAGTTTTGACTGTAGGGGAGGATGGAAGTTCCCTTGAGCCTTGGAGAGATGTATCGGTAGAGTTAAGTGGATCTTTTAGCACTACTTGCTTTGCAAGTGGTTCTCCAAGTCCTAACTACCCTCCAGGACAACAGAAAACACTTCCAGTTCCAAACACCAAATTTCAAGGGTATTTTAATAAGGGGGATAAATTAAGGCTATTTGGAAGGGTAGATTGGGAACTTAATGCAATTCAGACTCAGTCAAGCAGTCCTGNTTTGCCAGGTATGATTCTAAATATAGATGNTATTAATTGCTGGTTTAATGGGACTGATAAAGATGGGTATTTGGCTAGTCNACAAACATCTGCAGGGACTGTGAGGATAGAATTACTTAACCCTTCCAGGCTTGAGTATGGCTCTACATACGATTTGGCAAAGATAATTCCTCCCGAACATAAGCAATTAGATTTTATTAAGGGTCTAGCCCATTCTTTTAACCTTCAATTTCAAACTAACGAAACAAATAAGACGGTCAGTATAGAGCCTTATAGTGAATTTTATAAACCCCCTAGAGATGCAATAGATTGGACAGCAAAACTAGATAGGAGTCAAGAGGTTGTAGATTCTTGGATAGATTCTAATTTTACAAGAAGGCTTATCTTTAAATATAAAACAGACGATAAGGATGCTATGATAAAAGAGGTGGGGACAAACAACTTTGATGGGATTCTAGATAATTATCCCTACATACAATACTTGTCGGNTGCAGTTGCTGATGGAGATACGGTTTTTGAAAACCCTTTCTTTTATGGGACTTACGACTTTCAGCACTTTCTTGGAGGGGCTGTAGGAGGGCTTCCATCCACACAGAATTTTTATACTGCTGCCTTATGGAACACTCCTTACAGAGATGCTAAAGGATTTGATTTTGGCCCTAGATTGTTATTATATACTAAACAGGATTTTGGGATTCAAAACCTAACAAATATGGATTCTTTTTATACTAATTTTAATGAATATAGAGGTTTTGATGCTCAGTTTTGGGACACTACCGATATTGACCATTATACTAAGGCGTGGGTAGGATGGGCAGACATTACGGCTACTTCTCCTAATTTTCCTCCCGCTCCTACTTTTGGAGCTAATCCCCCTTATCTTGGTTTTGGGGGTAGGTGGGCACACGCTTATTGCCCTCAAGCAGCCTTCATTGATAGATGGAATTTTACCAATCAATTTGGATTGAGTTATGGTAATTATGACGCTCAAGATAATACTTTTGAGTGGGATGGGGTTATGACTAGTAATAATGTCCTTGGTGCACAAGGAACGGGTTTAGGATTATATCATAGGTATTACAAATCAATGATGGATAATCTTATTGAACAGCCTAAAATGAGGATTGCATATATAGACTTAAAATCTGACGATATAATTAATTTAGATTTTGCTCGTCCTATTTACATAGATGGGGTATATTTCAGGTTANTCAAGATTGTAGATTACCANCCTCATCTTAACACCCCTACAAAAGTGGAATTACATCAATATAATCCTGGTCAGGGGGCTGGAATACCTCAAGCTCCACAATGGATAAATCCTGCAACTGTAGCTGGAGGGGGAGGGAGTGCCCCTCTACCTACAAATCTCGTACCTAACCCTTAATAAAATCTAATCTAGATATGTCAAGCTTAAAAAATATAACAGGAAAGGTAGTTTTAGATAGTGGGATGAAACTAATGGAGGGTTTAGAAACATACAATACCTTTCCCTTAGTTACTGATGCTAAAACTTGGATTTCAAAAAATGTACGGATTCGCCTTTCATCTTCCGCTACTGTTAATATAGATTATTTATCAAATTACAGTCATATATCTCAATTCTCAATAAGCTCAGGGACACTTATGACAGATGGGAGTAACTACAATAATAATTTTGTGGCAAGAGGTGGGCAAATGGTTGCTCCTGTTCAATGTTATCTTAAAAGTGTTATTGGATTTATAAATCCAGCGTCATGTAGTGAGTGCGACCCTTTTACTATAGTGATAAGTATATGGAAAAAGCCAACTAATGCTCCAGGCACAGCGAATACTGCTGTTGGATTATTATTTCAGCAAGAAATTACAACCCTAGCTGCAGGTAATTCTTATTGTGATAAGATTGACGGAACTACAGATGTAAGGGTAGGGGATAGTAGCTATACTGTAGATGCAGGCGAGGGTATTATAGTTAGTGTAAGGTGGAGGGATGATGAGGGAGAAGGGAGAGCGTGTTGCAATATTAATGCCGATCTTGAAATGACTTTTGAAACAATACCAAGTCAAATAACAACAGAGGATATCACTCTCCCTACTTTATCTACGAATGGGTTTAAGGGGCTTAGTGAAGTTATTAGCACTCCTAATAGAGCACAAATAGGCAATAATTCATAAGACTATGGGTGTATTTAAAATAATAGAAGATAGATTAATGAAAGAAGGCAAGACGGGTATAATACTCTTGAGAGAGGAGCTTGAAGCTCAAAAGCATAGGGCTTCAGATACATTGTATGATGGGTTTAAGGCAACAGTACGGGGAGGGGGAGATAAGATTGTTATGAGTGTAAGGAATAAAGCACCTTATATGTGGCTAGTTAATGATGGAGCAAAGTCTAACGGTGTAAATGCTACTTATCAAGCAATATCAGATTGGACATTCAAAAAAGAGAATAAAGGAGAGTTGAAGTTTACAGGCGAGCACAGCAGAAATAATTTTATAAATAAAGTAAAGAAAGCATTAGAAAATAGATATTTAACAGCAGGTGGAGATAAGGTTGCTCCAAGAAGATATTTTTTCATTAACATAGTAGTTGCTAATATAAGGAAAAGTGGAGCAAAAAGCAGAATAAAAAGGGATTTAAACAAGCAGATTCAGAAGTATATAGGGTATAATAAAAAAGAAAAACCACTCAAAGTGGCAATTAGTTAAGATATAACAATATGGCAGAAAAAATAGCATACGAAATAGAGATAAAAAATGTTGAGCAGGTAACAAAACTCAAAGAATCATTAAAAAAGTTAAGGAAACAGCAAAAACTTATTGAGAAGGAAACTGCTAAGAATACTAAAACGGGTAAATATGCCGCTAAACAATATGACAAAAACTCTAAAGCTATTGCAAACGAATCTAAAAAACTTAGAGAGTTAAACAAGGAGATGAGGACTGGGACTACAGCAACAAAAAAAGCTACTAAAAGTAATAATGGTATGGCAAAGCAGTTTGTTAAAGGGGCTGCCGCTATTGCTGTTGTTGTTGGAGCGTTTAGAGCTGTAAGTAGAATTCTTAATTCTGTCGTTTCTGTATTTACAGAATTTGAATTTGTAATGGCTAAAGTAAATGCTGTTTCAGGAGCAACTGAACGAGAATTTGNAGCCTTAAATGAAACGGCAGAAGAATTAGGTAGAACAACTTTCTTTACGGCAGCACAGGTTGGGGAGNTAATGTTAAATTTCTCTAAACTAGGATTTACTGCCTCTGAAATACAAGATGCAGTACAGCCAACTCTTGATTTAGCAACAGCTACAGGTAGTGATTTAGCGAGAGCAGCGTTGGTTGCAGGTGCGGCAGTTAGAGGATTTGGTTTAGATGCTAGTGAAACGCAAAGAGTGGTTGATGTTATGGCAGTTTCATTTAGTAGTTCTGCTATGAATATTGAGAAGTGGCAAACATCTATGACAAAGGTTGCTCCGATTGCAAAGTCAGCAGGATTTTCTATTGAGGATACTGCGGCTATAATGTCAAAACTTACCGATTCAGGTATTGAAGCTTCTATTGCAGGCACATCTTTNAGAAATATATTACTTAAAATGCAAGACCCTACATCAGAATTATCTATGAGGTTTGGGAAAACAATTCACTCTTTAGATGAGTTAGTTCCTGCTATGAAGAAGTTTGTTGCTGAAGGTGGTAGTATGGCTGATGTTATGGAGGTGGTTGATTTAAGACAAGCGGCAGCGTTTGAGCAAATGATTACAACAGCAGATGGTACTTTAGAATTAAGAGATGCTTTATTAGCGGCAGGTGGAGAGGGAGCGAGAATGGCGGGTATTGTAGGAGATACACTTCAGGGAGCGTTCTTAAAATTCACTTCTGCTATACAAGGGCTTTCTATTAGCTTAACGAAAAACTATTCGGGAGGGATGCAAAAGGCTGTTGAAGCAACAGCTAAATGGATGAACAAGTTGGCCCTAAATATTGATAAGGTAGTTGCCCTTATAGATTGGATAAGAAAGATTGTGATTGGTCTTGCGGCATATAAGATTGGTGTGGTGGCTCTTTCAGTTGTAAAAAAAGTATTTACAAAAACAACTATTACAGCAACTGCTGCTGTAAATGCTTTTGGTAAGGCACTAGCAAGAACAGGGGTTGGACTTCTTGTTATTGCTTTGGGCGACTTAATTTACTCTCTATCAACATTTAATACAGAAGCAGAGAAAGCAACGGATTGGACAGAGAAGCTAGAAGGTGGTATAAAGGATGAAGAAAAATCTGTTAAAGAGCTAGAAGTATCGTTAGGTAGGTTAGCAAAAGCTAAGGAAACTATAGATAAATATAGTAAAGAAGAAGTTGAAAACATGGATAAATCTTCTTTAGAATATGCTAAATATAGTAAGCAGCTAATTATTGCAACACAAGAAACCAATACATTAAACACAGCTTTTAGGGAAAATGGGGAGGAATTAATTGATTTGCAAACCGACATAGGAGATACTCAGCAGAAATTTTCTGACTTAGCAGTACAAATGAGGAATACAGCAGCAGTTGCCGTTGCATCACAGATGAGTTCAGAGGTTGTTAGAATGAAAATGACGGCTGATAATGTTCTGGACGACTTGATAGCGAAGTTTAAGGGAACGAAAAACAAGCTCAGTCAAATAGATATATGGAGTATGGCAAAAACTATGGAAGGTTTTACTTCTTTTGAGGAGTGGTTGGAATCTACAGGCTCAAATGTTGTGAGCTTTTTCACAGGACAGAAAGGAGATTGGGAGGTAGTAAGAGATGCAATAGATGATGCAGGAATCTCTCTGGGAGATTTTGTGAAGTTTGCGGGGGAATTTAGTTTTAGCGGTCGAGAGGACTCAGGAACGAGAGCGATGGAGGCTACTTTAGACTCTATAATGCAAAGTATCATAAAAATTAACCCTGAATTTAATAAACTTATAAAGCTTGTAGGGGAGGGAGTGCCGGGAGGTGGAGGTGGCGACAATGCAGTAACTAATTGGGCTTATGAAATGACATTAGCAATAAATGCTGTTAAACAAGCAAGATTAGATAGTCTGCTAACTGACGAAGAATGGGTTGAAAAGTTTGGGGATATTAAAAGAACTGCAATTAAAACCGAACGAGAATATAAAGATGAAATATTGCAAATTAAAGCAGATCAGTTAGCTACAGAACTGGCAACCCTAAATCAGACGGAGCAACTCAGGACGAGGAACGCAAAAAGAATAACAGAAATAGAGAAACAGCAGTTAGATATTCAGTTACAGCAAAGCGATAGTGCTTTTGCGACAGAGTTTAATACCCTTAAAGAAAATCTTAATGCTGATATTCAGGAAATAAAAAATAAATATAGTGTAGAGGGGCAAGTAACGGCAGAGGGGCAAGAAATGATATTGAATTTAGAGCTGATTTACTTAAATGCCAAATTAAAACTACACAATGAGTATGGGAAACAGATAATAAATGGCGCTACTGAGATAGATGCGAAGGAACAGACGATTCACGATCAACGGTTGAAGCGGTTTAGAGAAGAAATTGGTGCTATGGGTGGTGTAGGAAGTGCGATGCAAACTTTAGCGGGAGATAATGAAGATTTAAGTGCAGTTAAAGAAGCGGGTATAGCAATTTCTAAGGTAGCAACGGTAGTAGAAGCAGGATTAACATTAGCAACCAACCTACAAACATTGGCTAGTCAAGGGAAGAACATGGCAAAAGGCGCTGAAATTGCTCTGGATGCACAGGGAATTGTAGTTACCAATGCGGATACAGCTAGTAAGGCAGCAAATACAGGTGGTATTATAGCAAATACCGTGGCAACAGCAGGTGCTATTATTAAGGATTTAATTGCAATCCCTCTTATGGCCACGAAAGCGATTTTAAATCAAGGTAGTGGCGACCCTTACTCCGCCTTCTTCCGTATTATAGCGATGATAGGTCTAATAACTGGAGTTCTGAGTATGTTTATGGAGAAGGGAGGTCTTATTCCCACAGAAGGAAAGTTTGCTAAAGGTGGAATGGTTAGAGGGAAATCACACGCACAAGGGGGAGAGAAGTTTGCGGTTGGTGGTAGAGTTGTAGAGTTAGAGGGTGGAGAGGCAGTAATAAACAGGCGAAGTACGGCTATGTATAAAGACCAACTATCTGCTATGAATCAGGCGGGTGGAGGAAATAAGTTTGCTGATGGAGGGTTATTAAATATGCCCTCTTTTGCAGCTACTTCTTTTAATTCTCTTAACTCTCAAAGGGAATCCACCCAAAAAGTAATAGTAGTAGAATCAGACATAACACGGGCACAACAAAAGGTAAATGTAATAGAGGCTGCCGCTACAATTTAATATTAACAAATGTTTGTTAGCAAAAAAACAAAACAACAAAGGCTAGATACCTGTAAAAAGTGCGAATTTTACAGAAACTTCTTAATGCTTAGAAATCCTAAATGGACTTTAGGGGCAAGATGTGGGAAGTGCAGTTGCTTTTTAGACGCTAAAACAACACTTACTAAAGAGTTTTTAGGAGAGTGCCCTTTAGATAAATGGAAAGAATAATTAAACCTTAAATGATGAGTATATTAAATGTTATAAATAGAATGTCTGATGAAGAAAAGTCAGAAATCAAAGATGCTGTAGAGCAAAATAATATAAAGTCAAAAAACGGCAAGTATGATGGGGGAGCATTAAGATTTATGTTTGCTAAGTGGAAAAAATTATTTCCTAAAGTAAAACAAAGTATGAACTGTAGTGGTTGTAGAAAGAGCGTGGTAAGGTTTTTTGAAAAAATGGTGGATATAATAGAAAAAGAAGAAAAAGAAAAGAGTAAAACATTAACAGGAGGGCTGTTCCCTACAGGCCCTAGAAATTAAAAATAAATGGCAAGACAAAACAAAAAAGAAGTGGTTGCTGAGTATTTAGAAATAGCAGAAGAAGAAATCCTAAAAAGGTGGCACGAACCTACCATTCAGGATATGTTAAGGCATTTAATAGAAAAAGGTATAGTTGACCCAAAAAGATTAAGGAACTACATGATAATCTATGACTTTGACTGCTTGTTAAAGTTCAATGAGGGGAATAGAACCCATACATTTATGGACTTATCTATTAAATACGATATCTCTGAAAGACAGGTTCAAAGCGTGGTTTATAAGGAGAGAAAAAAAGAAATGACTACAATGAATATAACTTTTTAAAGTTTTTTCCAAAAACTGCGCAAGTTTCTCATAAGTTAAAAATACTTTTGCACTTTATGAATAGAAATTGGTTTGATATTAAAGCTGAATCATCTACAGATGTTGTAGATGTTTATATATTTGACGAGGTGGGTACTTTTGGAATAAATGCCCAATCTTTTATTGAGGAAATAAAATCCTATAAAGGACAGCCGATGGATTTACACCTGAATTGTGTAGGTGGAGATGTGTTTGAGGGGATGGCGATTTACAATGTAATAAAAAAAAGAAAAGCAAAAACTACTGTTTATATTGAAGGAATAGCTGCAAGTATGGGTAGTGTAATTGCTTTAGCAGCCGATGAAGTAATAATGGCTGAAAATTCTCTTTTTATGATACATAATGCTTTTGGAGGTGCGATGGGAGAAGCAGACGAGATGAGAAAAACCGCAGCAGTATTAGATAAAATCAGTAATGAAATTGCTGATATTTATACAAAGAAAACGAATTTGCCTTTTGGCAGAATTAAAGAAATGATGGATGAAGAAACTTGGCTAAATGCTAACGAGGCTTTTGAATTAGGTTTTGTTGATTCCATCTCAGACGCTATTAAGGTAGCGGCTAAATACGATATTTCTAAATTTAAGAATATTACAGATGAAGAAATACGACACAAATTAAATGTTAACCTAAAAAGTAAAACAATGACGGAAGAATTAAAAAATTGGTTCAACTCTAAAATTGAAGATATTATTGCTCAAGTTAAAAGTGATAATGCTGTTGATAATAAAGTTGAAAAAGTAGAGGTTACTATTGTAGATGAGATGGAAGTTTCTAAGAAGCTAACAGGTTTTGAAGCAAAAGTTACTGAACTAAACGAGTCTATTACTGAATTGGAAGGAGAAAAAGAAACTCTAACTGAAGAAGTAACTAGAATAACAGCTTTATTAAGTAAAGCAGAAGCGGTAGGAACTGAAGTGCAAACTGATGGCGATCCTGCTGTAGTTACAAAAGAGGAAGTTTTAGATAGTAATGCGGTATTTTTAAATGGTATTGCAGGTGCACTAAAAGAATCTTTTGCTAGCTAATAGTAATAATAATAATAATAATTAAAAAACAGAAATTATGCCAAATGTAGCATTACCAGGAGCTTTAACCTTTGCGGGAACTAACGCTTCAAAGTATTTATTAGAGCCTATGTTTCATTCTGATGAAATTATGCGTAACTACTCAATATATCCAAATGTTAAGTATAAGCAGTTCATCACTATGGCGCCAGGTCTAAAAAGTATCACAGCACGAAATAGTGGTTGTGANACAACCAACGCTTGTGACCCTGNNGGGTTCACAATGGAACAAAAAGANNTAGAAGTATTTCAAGTATCAGTAAAACAAGAACAATGCTGGTCAGCGTTTCAAAACTTATACATCGCTGAGTCTTACAAAGCAGGATTAAATATGCCTGACTTAACGGGAACTCAAATCGCAGATGTAATTCTTAATAGAATAAGAAATGCCGTTCAGTATGATACGGTAAGAAATATGTGGGCAGGAGATTCAGGAGCAGCAGTAGCTGATTGTTCTTACCAATC